TACCAAATGGTACTAATTCAAGACAAAATGAAATATTAAGTCCAATTCTGTTAGGTACACAATTAGCTAACGCCTTAACTGATAGAGAAACTATTAACTTCCGTTATTTAGTAGATACATTCGGAAATGGTATAGAAGCAAATTGTAAATCTATATTTACTAAATTATGTGGAGCAAGGAAAAATGCATTTGCAATTGTTAATGCACCATCAGCAAAAGATTTTAGAACTAATACAAATCCAGTGTTTACAACAATAACTGGCCAACTATCTTCTAAGTTTATTGCAGAAGGTGGAGATCTTAGTAAAAACCCAACGATTAGATATTCGTTACCATCAGCAACAAGCGATGGTTCTTATGGTGGATATTATTATCCATTTGTAACAGTTAGAGATTTAGGTAAGAATATAAACGTACCTCCTGCTGCAAACGTATCTAATAATTTTATACTTAAATATGAAAACGCATTACCTTGGTCAATCGTGGCTGGTGTAAGACGTGGAGTTATTGGTGGAAATGGGGTTGTAGGTTTAGAAATAAATCTTGATACAACAGATCGTAACTTTTTGGAACCATTCGGATTAAATCCAATTGTATTCCAAAGTGGAACAGGACCAACTATATTTGCAAATAAAACTGCTCAACAGGTTCCAAAATCTGCTTTAAGTTCTATTAACGTTAGAGAGGTTGTAATTTATATCCAAGATGGTATAGATGCAATTCTTAAAAACTACTTATTTGAATTTAATACAGCTCAAACAAGATTAGAGATAAAAACATTAGCTGATAATTTCTTATCAACTGTTCAAAATGATGATGGAGTTTTTGATTATAGAAATATAATGGATGAAACTAATAATACACCAGAAGTTATTGATCAGAATGTAGGTATCCTAGATACATATATTGAACCAGTAAGAGGAATGGAAATTCTTGTACAAAGAACAACTATTCTAAGAACCGGTGCAATTAGTACAGGAAACTTCCAATAAGAGGTTAGTTAAGACGAATATATAAAAAAACAAAATAAATTATGCCGTTACCACATTATACCCAGTCAAGGGCCAGTAGCCAAAGGTACGAACCTATACAGGCGAACCTTTTTGAGGTAACTGTATTTTCACCATTAGGGGATGATACAGGACTTATCTTAGAGCAAGTAAACTCAATTGGAGGTTTAAATAACTTAAACCCATCGATTGATCCAGTAGGTCAAAAATATAAATTTGCCGATAGGTCATACGCAGGTATGCCAGGTCAAACTTTTGTTGATCTAGCTCTTAACTTCAGTCTTAACTTGAATGAAGCTAATGAAAACTATATCTATAATACATTCCGTAATTGGAGTAATATAATCTATGATCCATTAACTGGTGAAATGGGATTAAAGAAAGATTACGTAGGTAGTATGATAATTGTTCAATATAATAGAGCAGGAGATATTTTCAGAAAGATTACATTTAAAGATGTATTCCCAATTTTGCAAATGGATTTTGTGGATGAACTAAACTATACTACTCCAGACGCAGTTGATTTAACAATGACTTATCGTTGTGATCATTGGGTTGAAGAGAACGTAGGATCGTAATATAAATTAATTTAATATAAACTGGGATTGTTTTTATAGCTATCCCAGTTTTTTTACCTTCGCCTTAATATATAATATAAATTATATAATATAGAAACATGATTATCTATAAATTACAACAAGAAAAAACAAACAAAGTTTATATAGGTTATTCAGTAAATGATAACCCTAATAACTTTGGTACAGGAAAATACATTAAACGAGCAGTAAAGGATTTTGGAACTAGAGCATTTAAGCGAGAAGTTATGGAAGTCTTTAAAGCTGATGAATCGTTAAGTGATGTTTTAAAAAGAGTAGAGCATTGGATTAATAAATTTAAATCTGATAATCCTAAATATGGTTTTAATGAAACTGTACAGGAGCTTATTCCACAAAGAAAAAGATTAACTAAAAAATTGCAAGTATTATTAACTCCTAGTGATGAAGATAGTCTTAATGCAATTATTATACAAAAATCAATGGAAAATAGAATTAAACCTGTTGCCATTTCAAGATATGTTAGACAGTTAATAGTAGAGCATATAGTTGAAGAAACAACCACAGAGAAAAAATTAATAAAAAACAATTAAATAATGTCAGAGCACGAAGAAAATATTAAGAAGGAATTTGCAGCAGCTGAAGGTATACCAGTAGAAGCTACAGAAACTCCTAGAGATGTAGTTACAGGTTTAGGAAAGGTTGATGTTGCTAGACAAATGAATAAAGTTACTAATGATGATCCTGAAGTTCAGAGATTAAATGCAATGGTAGGTTATACTCGTTTGGATCTTAACAGCTTTCCGTCAAAAGGTAAATTTTATAGAGAAGATTTTGAAATTCATATTAGACCTGCAAAGGTTGCTGAGGTTAGAACCTTTTCTACAATTGATGAAAATAACCTAAAGGAAGTAGACGAAGGTTTAAATAACATTGTAGTATCATGTTCTAAAGTAACGTATGGTACGCAAAGAGGATCTTATAAGGATATTCTTGAAGAAGATAGAATTTATTTAATACTATCAATTAGAGAGTTAACCTTTAAAACTGGTGAGCAAACATTAATGATGCCAATAAGTAGAAAATCATGTAAGACTTCTAGTTGTAATTCTCAAGAATCTGTAGAATTAAGAACAGATAATTTACAGTTTAATTCTGTTGTAGAAAGATTTGAAAAATACTATGATGAAGCTGATAAATGTTATTCGGTTGCAACAAAAAATTATGGTATTATTAAAATGGCTCCACCGACAATAGGTGTAATGAGGGCGATAACTGATTATATCAGAGATAGAGAAGAGAAAAACCAAAGCTGGGATAAATCTACTCTAGCTATCTTACCTTATCTACAGAGAGAATGGAGAGGTTGGAATGAAAAAGATATATTCTCTAAGATTACATCTTTTCAAGGATGGGATGCTACAAAATATACAATTGTCTACAGATTAGCTGAAGATATGAAAGTCGGTGTTAAACCGGAGATGGTATTTCCATGTAAAAGCTGCGGTGAGGGGGTCACCGTTCCGCTAACGTTTCCCGGCGGTATCAAGGCTTTGTTCCTTATTCCAGATATCTCTACTGAACTTCTTTAAAGTTAGAGTATTATTATTAGAAAAGTTGCATCTCCAACCTTCAGAGTTGGATTTGCTTCCTTTCTATGAATATGAGTACACATTAGAAATCTATAATGACTTGTTGAAAGAGCGCAATAAGCAAGAGCAACAAAATACTAAAGACACCAACGATAAATACAATATGGATGGGATGGCTAGTAAATTTAAAACCCCTACAATGCCAAAAATCTCCATGCCTAAATTTTAAAAATAAAATCTAAATGGCTGTTGTAACTTTAAAAGACTTAATGGATCCTTTAACTAAGATCCAGGCTGCGACAGAATCTACCGCAGAATCATTAGACGCATTAACTGTAGCTGTTGCATCTACTGGCCAATCATCTGGTGGTGCAGTACAAACACAAATTCTAAAAGAATTAAAAATACAAACCGCGTTAATGAAAAAAGACTCTGGTGGTGGTCTTGCTGGTTTATTAGGCGGTAGTGGCGGTAAGGGTTCAAAAGGAATGGTTGATGGTGGTAATGCATTTAAAATGTTAGGTGCTGGTACTGTCGATATGGCTAAAGGTTTATTAATCTTTATGCTAGTTCCTGTAAAGACTATTAAGAAGTATAATGACTTTGTTAAAACTCAAATAGAGTTATGGTCTAAATCAGATCCAAAGAAAATGAATGCAGGTGCTAACGCTATGATGACTATAGGTGATTCAATTCTGAAATTCTCTAAAGCCTTAGCTCTATCTGCTCTTTTATTAATACCAGCTGCAATAGGTCTTCCATTATTATACATAGCTACTGCTTTAGTAGTTCCTCTATTCCTTTTACTAGGTATGGGTGAAAAACAAATAGCCAAAGGTTCAAAAGCATTGGATACGATAGGTGATGGTTTAAAATCATTTGCAGTAGGCTTAGCTTTATTTGCATTAACTACATTCTTTATTTTAATGGCACCTGCTATATTAGTAGGAATGGTTGCTTCATTAGTTTTAATAGGTGGTGCTGTTGCTTTATTAGGATTATTTGATAAACAGATATCAAACGGTTCTATTGCTTTAGCAATGATGGGAATAGGATTAGTTATATTTGGTTTAGGTTATGCTCTATTTGCATTCGCTGTTGCTAAGACAGCACCAACACCTGAAGCTATTGCGTTACAAGCAGGAGTCTTAGTAGGTATTGGTATAGTAACTGCTATTTTAGGTTCTGCGTTTAGTTTAATTATTCAAGGTGCAGCTTCATTAGCTTCTATGGGTTTAGGTTTATTAGTATTTGGAATAGGTTATATACCATTTGCACAGGCAACTAAAGATACTACATTAGAAGATATTGGTATACAGTCTGCATTATTAACAGCAATGGGATTATTGTTTGCTGCTGCCGGTTTTGGTGCAGTAGCTATTATACCAGGTGCAGCTGCATTTGCCGCTATAGGTGTTGCACTATTGGCACTTGCCCCAGGATTAACAGCAATTAAAAAGGTTGACTTTACTGAAGATGATGCTCTTAAATTAACTACTACATTAGCTGGTGTAAAAGCAGCATTTATAGGACCGCCTAGTGGAGGTGGTGTTGGTGGATTCTTTAGTTCTATTGGTGGAGCTTTAACTGGAGCAGTTGATTCTGTTAAAATGATAGCAGCAGCCGCAGGATTTGGTGCAGCAGGATTATCATTAATAGTATTATCAAAAGGTTTAAAAGCATATCAAAAATTAGGTTGGACTTCTGATGAAAGTTTACAATTAGCAACAGTATTATCAGGAATCAGTACAGCATTTGCGCAAGCAGGTGGTGAAGCTGCAACACCAACAGGTATATTTGGTTCAGTATTTGGAAATGCATTTAGTCCTAATGCCACTAAAAAAGGTATTAGTTCTGTAATGGATGCAGGTAAAGCATTAACTAATATAGCAGGAGGTTTAACTGAATTTCAAAAATTAGTAGATAGTAAAGTAGACTTTGTCGTATTAGGAGATGCTATAGCTAAAACAGTTGGATTTATACAAAGAGCATTTGCTGCCGTTGCTGAAGAAGGTAATGTTGATGCAGGTGGATTCTTTGGATCTTTATTTGGAATTAAAAAGAATAA